CATTATTCAACGCTGGTATTCCTGTTGTTTGAACCCAATTACCTGACCTGAATATATAAGTCAAGGCGTTTGTAGCATTATATAAAAAGTCGCCTTGAACACCATCTGTAAACACCCATGCCGAACCGTTCCATTCTGCTATATCTTTAGCATGTCCTACCCATGCACCACTCGGTGAAGTGCCTACTAAGTATGTGTCACCTGTTGCTGGACTTCCTGGCGGTGCATTCTGTGAGTTTAACACATCATAACAGGTAATCGTTGCGCTGTCTGTCTGTACATATATTCTATCCGTTAATGAGTCGTTACAATCAACAGCGTTTAAAATTTTATTCAACGCTACATTCAATTTAGTGCCTGTAATAGTTCTAATTCCATTCTGCGTAATGTTTGTGTTTACATACTGCCTTGCATCTGAAGTGCAAGTATCTTGACCCTTTGCAAAAAAGAAACTCAAAACAAATAAACTTAAAAAAATCTTTTTCATATTCATATTTTTATCCAAAATCTATATTAAAATCAATTCCAAAATCTGTAATCGAGTTATCTCTGTATAATGTTGCGTAACGTGCAACAGACCTCGTTTGAAAGGCGTTACTGTTTACCGTTAACGTATTGTCATAATAAAAAATGTCGCCCGTTTTTGGTACATAATCAACACCACTTACACCACTATCTACTACCAATTTAATTAAATAATCTAAAGTGCCGTACACCGACAAACATATATCTAAAACAGATTGACCGCTCGTTGCTCTATAACTCTGCATTTGGTGTAATTGTTACTTTCTCATTATCAACTTCTACAATTGGATTGTTAACCGTATATCCGTCATTTTCTAATTGTAATTTAATCGACCTCGCTAACACTTGTTCTTGACCTGTTGACTTAATATACTTATCAATTCCTACACCGTCTTGCGGATTTTCTTTCCAATGTCCAACGTCTGACTTGATAGTATCTTCGATATGCATTTCATCCGAAATTCCTACAACGAAATCACCATTTGAAATAAGCAAATCACCATCCGAACCACATAAATAATCTATCCTATTCGCCATGTGTTATTTTCGTATTTTCATAATCAGATTTATTAAAGTTCTGTAAATTAGTAGGCGTGTAACTACCACCACCTGCGATGATTCCTGTCTGTATTTTACCTAACTCAACATTCAAGAGCCTAACCATATCGTTTAACTTATCTGTTAAATCTTTAATTTTCACAAATCCGTCAAATGAACCGTCATTGAATTTTACAGAACCGTCTTTAATTTCAATAGATGTTTCGCCTGTAATTAAAAGAACTTTTTCTATCTCGCTAAATTGACAAATATACTTCACATTTTGATTATTGTGTGCTACTAAAATCTGGCTTCCGACCGTTGGAATAATCAGTAACCCATCGTCAATAGTAGCCATTAAACGCACATTTTCTATATCATATTCAGCATTGCCACCAATTACAGAAACATTGCATGTTCTTTTACTTTCATCAACAGAAATAACCTCACATTCAACTAATTTTATAGATTGCTGACCACGTGTGCCCGACATCGTTTCTATCGCTTCTTTTATTTTTCTATCTCCAGTCATTAAATTTTTTAATTATTTCGTCAATTTCTGTTTGTGATTTTGGTATCTTATAATCTAATTCAATTTCTTGTCTTAACCCATTTACACCACCTGTATATCTAACTGATTTTACCTTATAGTAACCGCTTCTCTCAGGTAGTGATTTATCTATCAAATACACATTGTCACCTTGTTTTACAAATGGAATACCAAATGTTGTAAAAGTGCCTCTATATCCGCTATAAAAGTAATCATTTAGCTTGTCTTTTGCACGCTGTATCAATGTATCTGCGCTTGTAACGTCTTTAAAAAAGAACGTCCTGCGCTCACCTTCTTTGTTTTCAGGAAATGATTTTCCTTTTTCTTTTTTTACACCTACTAACTCACCGTTTTTATTGTAGACCAAAACTTCTAAGCGTTCATTTTTAGTCTTTTTTTGACCGTCTTTTGTTTGTTTATCCGTCTCTATTTCATTGAAACTACACGCAACAGCCGATAATACAACGTCTTCACGCCTTTTGTATATTAAATCTTCTTCAATAATATTGTGTTGAAATACAAAGACCTTTTTTTGTTGCAATTCACGCTCAATTGCTATCGATTCATCATATACTAAAAACCCTATTTGTAATTCAGTGCCACGAAAAAACGATTCTAAATGTGCATTTTTACGCAAATCTTCAAGAACCTGCATAACAGTCATATTTCCCTCTATAATATAGTCGCCTATATTTGTTTGTGTCTTTTGATTTACGTTTATAACGCCTTTATACTCTGAATTATCTATGAGTTCCTGAATTATTTTTTCTACTGTGTATTTTTTACCACTAAAATAATTGTTTGAACCTCCTTTTGCTGGTATTTGTTTTAGCAAATACATATAATCTTCACACTCTAATGTAAAAGGCTTTTTACTTGTTACATTAGCTATAAAGCCTTCAAAAATAACGGCTGTACTAACTGTTTCTATGCCATTAGGGAAATACTTATATCCTGAAGTTACCTTAACTTTGTCACCACGCAAAAACGTAGGACTATCAGTGAATCCACCTATATTATTTATCAGTTTTTTACGTCCGTTTACGTCCGAATAAAAAACAGAATAAGGTAAAGTGATAGAACATTTATTAGTAAAGTTTTCCCAACTATCTGAAGCCTCAAATTCACATACAAAATCAAAATACAGCAAAGCATTACGCCCTGAAACTAATTTATCAGATTGCTGTATTTCTATTTGTGTAATTACGTTAAGCATTTAAAATGAATATTTCTTGTAAGCTGTCGGATAATGCTGTAATTGAAAATTTTTGATAAGAATAACCGCCCATTTCTTGCGGTAGGTCATAATCTTTAATAACTAAATAAGTAACATCTAAATTCTGTAAAAATGTAGATACTACTTGTAATGCTTTATTTGCATTCAACATTTTCTTGAACTCTCTAACTTCATCAATAGGATAATGGCCGTTTACGCCTGTAATAATTCCGTTAATCGTAACGACATAGTCACCTTTTCCTATCTCCTCTTTTACCGTTCCGTCACGACCTTGTATCTGTGTTGTAACTATATTTTTTTGTTGATTTACAGTCATTATAACAGCGTCAAATGTTACTGCTTTAAATGATGTCGTTTTACCGTAATTGTCAGTAAATTCGTCTGCTAAGAACTGTAAATTAGAAAATACAGGAGTACCTAAAGAAGATACTGAAACAGGTTTATCTATGTTTGTATTTTGATTTATTTGATAGTTACTGTCATTGCTAACAGGCGTTACACCACCAACAGGATATGGCGGTAACGCATTACGGATAACAACGTTTTGTAAGTTAAATTCTCTTTTTAAATCTGTAATCATCTTTCTGCAATTATCTGTGAATCATTTACAGCACTCAACATTACTTGAGTAACAATATCTTTTATTTTTTGCGCTCCCTCGCCTATCGTTGATGTTTGAACGTTAAATTCTTTAACCAATGAATCTATTGATATATTTATATTGTATGATTTTTGCCCTGTTACATTTGACGCCTTAGGCGTTTTAACGCTTGTCGTTGGCGTTGTTCCTGTCCCTGTTGGTGCAACAGCCGTAACACCCGATACACCATTTTTTACACCATCTTTAACGCCTGTCTGTATATTCTTTCCTATCTCAAATCCTTTTTGATAAGAACCTGAAACATCTAAATCTTTCCACGCACTTGCAACTTGCATAGCACCCTCTTTTATTTTGTCAGTATCTAACGTAAAAATACCTTCTAAGTAAGTACCTAAACCGCTTCCTGCTTGAACGACAAAATTAAACAAAGACTTAATAACTTCCCAAACGCCTAATATAGTACCTCTGAATGTTTCAGATTTTTGCCATGCATAATAAATACCTGCTGCTAATGCTGCTAACGCACCTATAACAATACCAATAGGATTTGCTGTCATTGCTGCATTTAAAGCCCATTGTGTTGCTGCTAATACACCTGTTTTACCACTCGTTATAATATACGAATTACCCAAAGCTATTTGTAAAAATTCACCTGTGGCTGTGGCTGTATTTGTAATTGCTTGCCAAAATGCCAAAGCCTTTGTAGTTGTTATATTAATTAACATTGCAGATGTTACAATCCCAACTCCAATTGCAAGTGCTTTAAAAACGGCTGTATTTTCTTTTATCCAAGTAACGCCTTGTTTAAATAACTCAATACCTAACTGCATAGCTGGTTTTAATTGAATTAACAAACTTGCAACCATTGCACCTATCTCTTCTTTTACATTGCCAAATTCGTGTGATAGTATTTGCATTTGTCCTGAATACGTCTGAGCCGCTGCACTCGCAGAACCGCCAAATTCTTTATTTAATTCAGCTAAAATCATTCTTTGCGCACCTGCTAAATTACCAGTATCTTGCATGTCTTTTATCACCTGTTGTTGGCTTTCAGAAAATGAAATACCAACACGCCTTAACGCTGCCATACCTTGCGTTGGGTCTTGTAATGCCTTACCAACTTGCATTGTAGCACCTTTTAAATCAGTACCCATTTTAGTAGCTAAATCTGCAATAGCTGGTATTGCATCGTTAAACACAGCGTCTTTAATATTTGTAAATGTAAGCAAAAGTGATTGCGCTCCTGTGATAGCATCATCATCAAATGTAGATACACGCATCAAACTTTCCGCCTGTGCGTCTAATGCGTCTTTCGTTAAACCTGCTGCAAATCCTGTGCTTTGTAGAGTTGCATTAAGTTGCGCTGCTGCTTTATCACTTTCATTAAATGCTTCAACACTTGACTGTAAAAAATTACCTATTCCAATAGCAGCAAACGCACCACCTGCCATAACAGCCAAATCTTTCATCGTAAATGATAAACCCTTTGCAGCAACATCCGCTTCTTTAATTTTTGAAGTAAATAAATCCTTTAATGAAAGTGTATATTGAACGTCTTGATTTGCCATGTTATTTTAATTGACCTGTTCTTTTTAATGCGTATGACAATTGACATATTCTTTTTGCTATCTTGTCATCATCCATATCATCCGTATCTTCTTTAAAATAAAATAGGATTAACGCAGACCACTCCGTTAATCCTATTTCACTATCCGTGCTTTCTACAATAATATTGTCAGCTATTTTTTTTTAAACTGATTAACAGCAGTTTTTACCATGTTATTAATTTCCATAACAACACCAATATAGTAATCGTCATTTCCTTTAATCTTCATATAGTCAGCTTCAGGCAATAAACAATCATCTACTAACATTTCACACGCACTAAAACCGCCTGTAACAGCACTATCTAAAATTCTCAATTTTGCCGTTCTGCTTATTTCTTTCAAAAAACAAACAACCGTTTCTTCTTGCGTTTTAAAAACAACAGGAATAACTTTTGAATTATACTTAACGGCTAATTCGTCAACTTTAATTTGTATTTCTTCGTTTGTCATAACCTATCTTTCAATTCCTGCAATTAACAATGGAATCGTAACCATTGCCTTAGTGTCGCCTTGACTAACATCTAATGGGTTTTCTAAAAATTCTACCGATTTTAATACGTCTTTTTGGTCAGGGTTTATAGCATTAGAGCCATATAAAACCTGAATATCAAATGGTGCAATAGCTAAAGGGTTTCTATTTGGTGACGCTGCAATAATTCTTTTCCATTCATCTAAATAAATTTCCATAGAACCTTCATACTCCACGTTACCATAACCTCTACTTACGGGCTCTGAACCTGCACCATAATTATTGTCTTTTTTCTGTTTTGCATTATAGCTTATCTTTGTAATTCCTACAATAGGAACGCCAAATAAAACTACTTTAATCCCCGACCAACTATAATTAATTCCGTTTATTAATGGTGTCATATTCTTTTAAATTGATGTTACAAATCCGATGTTTACTTGAATCATTCTACTAACTCCTTTTGGCAATAATCCAATAGCAATTATAATTTTGCTTGTTGATAATACGTCCTGTGATGGATTAATAGTAACCTCGTAAGCAGACAAATCACCGTCTCTCACCATTTGGTCTAAATTAGGTGATGCTACGCTTATTAAATGTGCTATTGTTACATCTGATATAGTACCGTTTGCATTCAACTGTATTGGTGCTGCAACTTCAGGTAATAATGAAGTATAAGCTCCTCTTATTGCCTTGTCAATAGTTCTATTATTCTCTATGTAAGCATAATCATTACTTACTGTAATTGCTGTGTGTGAGTCATTAAAATAAGAACCATCTGAGCCTACATTTTTTAGTAAAAAGATGTATCGCAAGTCATTTAAATAGCTTACTGCACTATCACTTAAATCAGTAAATAGTTGACCGTTACCAAAAGCTACCGTATCTAATTCTACGCCGTTTGACAAATTAAACTTTCCTTTCCACGCAATATCCTGCGATACCGTAGCCAATGCCACCGAACCCAAACACGCACCTAAACAAGTAATTGATTTCTTAGTAGTGTTGTAAAGTTTTAAACCTAAACCGCCACCATCTTGACCTATAACAGCACTTACTTTATAAGCTGTCAATGTAGCCAAATTAGCCAACGTTGACAAGTTAACCGTCCCACTTATATCACTCGCTAAAATAACGCTTGAAATAGGCTTATGTGCTGTATCTAATGCCTCTAAAACAGTTTGAATAGTCGTTAATCGTGAACTATCAAATGATGCCTGTGAGTAAATACCCATTTGTCTAATTTTACCTAATGTAAAATTCTGCATTGTGGTAATCTCACTAAAAGTATAAGTACCTGGCACTGCATACACACCTACCCATAATACGCCTTTTGGTTGCATTCTAAAGAACTCGCTAATATGGTAATGCATTACAGCTAATTGTGATGCAACACCTAAAACAGTAGAACTTGAGCCTGTTGGCTGTGTTACCGTTGCTGTGTTACCACCTGTTGCCGTTGCAACATAAGGTGTTCCTGAATTTGGATATACACCCTCACCAGCCTTAGTAGTTATTAGTAAATTTGCGCTTGAATTAGTTGCTGTGAATCCGTGTATAAATGTACCTGCATTTATTTGAGCAGCATATGCAGCCGCAGCCGTTGTAGTGGTAGTTTCTTCGCCACTTACTAAAGCATATGTTGGTAATACATTTACAACCGTTCCGCTTACATCTGTATATGTAACTTTCAAAGTATCACCTATCGCTGGAGTTCCAGCAATTGCAACTTTTGCAACGGCTTTAGTTTCGTCTGAATATGTGTTTACAATTCCAAAAACTTCAGCATCTTGAACAGAAAATACTTGTTTAATTCTATCAGACGAGCCAAAACCGCTTGGTAAAGTTCCGCTATAAAATAATAGTGCCGAATAATGGTCTTCACCTGCCAACGGACGACCTAAGCCACCTTGACCTTTTACAAATACAACGTCATTTAAAGCCATTGATATATTTGTTTAAAATGTTATTTAATTACTGTACAACTCTTGACGCTTCAACCCATTTAGCACCATCAAAAACGAATTTAATAACCGCTTTTAATCCACTTGACAAAGTAGCCGTTCCTGCGCTTACCCAATTAGACCCTGTAAATTTAACTTTGTCACCTGAAGTTCCTGTAATAAGCAAAGTTAATTCGTCACCTAAAAAACATTTTGTTACTGTTGGCGAACCTAACGTTAAGCTATCTAATGACGCAACCATAACTAATGAACTATATGCATTAGGTGCAACATTAACAGTATCCGCACCTGCTTCATCTGTAACTGTAATTTTCTTCAACTGCAACCCTCTGTAAGAATTGTCTTTATTTGGGGTAGTTCCCCAACGTGGTGACGTTGACTGTGAAAACGCCACCGTTGTAAATAATACTGATAATACTACTAATATTTTTTTCATTTTATTACTTTTTTTTTGTTTAAAAATTACGCACCATAATAAACAGTTTCTTCGCCCCATGCGATTTGAGTGTCTGCTTTCATTAACATTTTAATAAAAAACAATTCACCTTCAGGACGTAAACGAGCCAACTGTAAACCTTCATCAGATACACTATTGATTCCAACCCATAAGTTAGATTCCATTGATGCGGCACCTTTAGCAACAATCATTGTATCATCAGGAAAGTCAGCAATCTTAACTACTTGACGACCTTTGAAAGTTGGTACACCTTCACTTGTAATGTCTTTACCTTTGTACGTTTGATTGATTTGTGATTGTGCGTACAAGTCATATGTAGCATATGATACAAAGAACTTCATTGAAGGGTCATAACGCAAGGCTGCTGGAATATTATTGTAACATTTTAGCATTTCCGCTTGAATGTTAGATACAGACAACGTAGTCCCTGCAACATTCGTTGATGCAGCCGTAGAACCTGTTTTAACACGCTTAATCAAACCATCGAAATATTTATATTTAGATGTATCTGCCAATGACGTATCAGAGTTCCAAATTGCTTTATTAAAGTATTTAGCATGACGTGCCATAACGCCTTGCACCACTACTGATTCAACTGTGTTTGGTAACGCACGGTCAATCAAAGTTGGATTCAATTGTGTTGCATACCAATGGTCTTCAAAATCTCTCGGATTGAAAGGCTCGAAAATCATGTAATCCGCTGGCTCTAAAGCAACAGCATCTACTGTCATTGGAGCACCACCAATAGTAGGCATAGCTACTCTATCTTGGATTAAATCCTCATAGTTTGCGTCCCAACGTGGAATGGTAAATTTTTTCTTAATTCCATCTTTAACGTAAACGTGACCACCGTTGATAGTGTCCGCTCCAGTGATAGCTTTTAAAGCAAATTGACCTGCCACTTCTCCTGCGTACGTGGTGTCATTTATTACAAAACCGTCTGCCATTTTTATTTGTTTTTAATGTTATTTAATTTCTTGTTTATTATTGATTTCTGCCATTTTCGCTGCCATATTGTAAGGCTTAACAACGTCTTTATTTTCAAATTCAGGTGCTTTTTTATTCAACTGAATTGAGTCTAAAAGTTCTTTTGTGTCGTCAAAATTTTCAACTGCTTTGTTTACCCATTTGGTAACTAATTCTTCTTTGTTTTCGATTTTGCCAACTTTAACGTATTCAGCTACTAATGTTTTAGCTTTCTCTGTTTTTTCTGACAATTCAGCTTTATTTTTAGCTTCTTTTTCAGCGTTTAATTCGGCTTTCATTGTGTCAAGTTCTTTTATTTTGTCGTCAATTTCACATTGCAACTCAACTACTTTTTCTTCAGAAACTTTGTTTTTTGTTTCAAGGTCTTTAGCCTTATTTTCGATAACTTCAATAGCCTTTAACACATCGTCTTCACTTGTATTTTCTGCTAAATTTAGTTTGTTTTTAATCTTCAACATATCTTCTTTTTTTAATTTATCAATTGAATTTAAAATTTGATTGCATTGCCTGTGAAATGCAAATACATCTTGTTTCGGTGCGTATTTTGTATTGGCACTTTTACTCGATTCTATTCCATCTGCAAAACCCATCTCAACCGCTGTACTTGCATCTACAAAAGTTTCGGCATTCATTATATTTGCAATTTCTGATTCATCAATTCCGCTTCGTGTTGCAATCATTTTGATTATACTTTCATTAATCGGTTGCAATCCTTTGTCAGACCCTCCACTTGCATTGTGATACATTAAAATACTGTAATCTGACATTATTCTTTTACGACCTGCTTGAAATATAACACCTGCTATTGATGCTGCAATACCGACACAATAAGTATCAACAGGTGTATTTGATTTTAGTATTGCATTGTAGATTGAGTAACCGTCTGTAACAACACCACCGCATGAATTAATCCATACTTGTATTCTTTTTTTACCCAACGTGTCTAAGTACAACAATTCAGATTGAAAAGAACTTCCATTGATTCCCATACCTAATTCTTCATCGTACCCAATATGTTTGTTTATTAACATAATAGGCTCATTACTCTCAATGTCGACTGTGTATAGTAATTCCACGTCTTAAAAGTAATAAGCCTATTTTTAATTAATCGAAAAGTGTGCTACTTAAATTTAGCTTTTTCTCTTTGGTCGAAAAACTGTTCTATTATCTCACGTGTTGCTTCGCATTTCCTAGAACCTGTTTCTTTAATAAAGTTTAGATACTTATTGTGATACATAGGCGTAAGGTACGCAACTACACGCCTGTCTTTTGTTGTACTTTTTTTATCACTCATGTTATACCTGTCTGTAAGTTAAATCAAATGCTATCTGTGTACCTGAATTTATTACACCAAACGGATTTTGTATATGTGAAAGAACTGCGTATAAATTTATATTAAATTTTGTTGAACCATCTGATGCATGGCAAGAAAAACTGTTTGGTGCTGCATTTGGAATACCTGAAATTAAATTACTATCTGCAGCAATATTTGATGTTGTCGTAATTATAGCCCAAATAGCTATACTTCCATCAAAATATTGCCTTGCAATAATAGCATTTATTGTTATATTTGTACCAGCTGTTATATTTGAACTAATATCTTTAAAATTAAAAGCAAATGGAAAAAAAACAAATGCAGAATAGTTTTTAGTTCCACTGCCACTCGCACCACTTGCAATTACAAACTTTCTTATATTATGAACATTCTCATAAGTTCCATCGGTAAATAAACAAGGGTCTGCGCTATAATCAGTAGTGTTATTGGTAGTCGTTATCGTTCCGACTGCAACATTACCGCCACTTGTAGTAAATGTTGTAGCATCTACTAAATACACTTCACCTGCATAAAATACAGACCCTGCGCTAATGTTGAATGATGAACCAGAACCGCTATTTACGCATCCATTCAATACATACACTTTAGTTGCGTCATAAGAACTACCTATTAATGATTTAATAGTTTCTTCTGTAATTTCTTTGTATGCTTTTTGCAAATGTGTCCATGTGCCTTGTTTAAAAAACATTGACTTGTCGGATGTGATTTTACTTTCGTCTATTTTTCTCATATTAGTATGTTGTAAAGTTATAAAAAAGACCTGCAATATTATATCGGTCAATAAAATTTCTCATTATATTTTCTCTCTCTGTGTCTGTTGGTGCTAATGCGTCCCAAATTGACTGCAACACATTAACAGTAAATGCATACTGTACACCAATAACAGCACCGTCTTCACCTATCGGTTCACTCGACATGGTAAAACCTACACTACTCGACTGTTGTTCTAAAAATCCGACTCTAAAAAAACCTGTTTCTATCTCGTTATTAGAAATCCAAATGTCACCTGCATTAGCAACTGTACATCCAAACCATTGACTATCAAAATAAGTATTTAAAGCGTATTCCAACACTAATTTATTTGCCGTAAACAATACACGTGCGTCTGTTCCCAAATGGTTATCCTGTAACTCAAACCAATTTACAGAGGGTGGCGTGTCTGTGTTACCTTCAGTTAAACTAATGTATGTCTTATAGGCATATTTTACAACGCTGTTTTTTGTGTATGGACCTGCCGTCCACAATGGCGGATTAACACCACGCTTAAATACATAGAATACAGTATAATACAGCCATCTTGCAGGTTGCACTAATACAGATAGCCACCAAAAAGTAATCAATTTACGTTTACTCGGTGGTAAATTCTGTACTATCTGATTGTCATGATTTATGTCGTAAATACTCATTATTGACTTATAAACGTTAATGAATCATCTAATGTTTGTCCGCTTGTTGTTTCTGCAACAATATAACCTGCTATCGTATCCCAACCTCTTAAAATAATTGTATTATTTTCTATCAACTTAGTAGCACTTGCAAATGAAGTTATATCTTTTCTTGCATAAACATTTTTTAATACAACATCTTTCACCCCTGCGACTGATTTAATAGCTATTTCTAAGTCAGACAGTAATAATGTACCATCAAATGGAATACTCGATAAAAACGAAGATATAGCAGTTTTAACTGTATCTGAAATAATAGCAGAATATTGACCTCTGTAATAAATGTCAGCTTCTACATACAATTTATCACTTTCTGAACTTGAAACAAGGTAGTTAATTCCTGCTGTTCCTATCATTGTAACATAATCTTGTAATGCTGATTTTTCGCTATTATCTAATGGCTCAGGAATATCTGATTTTGCGACTTTAACGTTTACCACATTGCTAAAATCCGCCTTTACTGAACAACGTGTAACTATTCTTAAAGTTTCATCAACCGTAGCGTAAGACGGTGCAAAATTATCCATTACCAATACTTGCGGATTTATTGCATCATACTGAAACTTAAAAACTTGGTCTTGAATCCATAGCGGTGTTGACGGTGCACCCTTAGCTAATTGCTTTTCTATATCTGACTTGAAAACGTCCGCCAACTGTTCCGCCGTTGCTTGTATTGTAGCTATTACACGTGTCCATAATCGCCACATTGCACGTCTTGACCCACTCAACCCTGACAATTCAGGTGTAGCTTCTTTTTGTGCTATAATTTCTTGTTGTATTTGGTCTATTGTACGTGCCATTATATTATAATTTCTCTTTTATCAATATCCGTGTTTAAATATCCATTTGCAAAATCATCATTAAATCCAAAATCAAATTGAGGATAAACAAACGATACTTCTAACTGTAATTCAATAGGGTCAATTAATGTAGGCTCAATTAAGTTACTCGCTGTCTTGTCTATAATGCCACCTCTAAAATCAACTATATAATGATATACGCCTGTGTGTGTGTAATCCTGTTCTTCATTTACAACAAATAACTCACTACACATTGACGGTTTGAATAGAACTAATTTTTGTAATACCAAATTTCTCAAATCAAACACATCTAAATTCTGTTCCATGTTACCGTCTAAGCTATCATATTGCTCATGTCCTATATGTATTCTAAAGTCAACATCTGACTGACTAAAACCATTAAGTAAAGGAAAGTAATTTTGTGGTAATACCTCTAAAAAGGCACACGGAAATGGAAATGAATATGTATCACCGTCTTCTAAATACTGAAATTGATTATTAAATACACGGACGTATTTTAATTCAGGTATTTCCTTTAACTTGTTTAATATGTCAATTATTGTTTGCTTCATTTCCAAATATTATCTATCTCTTTAACAATAATATCCACTTGCGTTTTTCTCAACTCTTTTGTATCACCAATAAATCTACGTTTCGGCATTTGAAAACCTGCACCACGTCCTGCACGTCCACCGTCATTATGAACACTTGCATATGGTATCGTACCACCGTCAATCAAGAACTCTATTTTTTCAAATGTAGCTAAACGTAATGATGTACTAACTGCACGTCTTAATTTCCCACTTTGAACTAAAATAGAACGTGTTTTACTTGCTGGTTTTGCGTATTTATTAGCATTAGTTCCGCTGATTCTACGTTGTACCTCTTGCCACGCTTGACCGTCAAATGATTGGTCTGTAAACGATTTGACAAAGTAATTTTTAGTCGCATTTGCAACCTTAACAGGCATAGTTTTTTTAAGCCTATTGAAATTTTGTAATACTCTATCTAAATTAAAGTCGTTCACTATGCCTCTGTTAATGGTTTTTTAAAATAATAATACATACTTTCATTCATTAATTCTGAACCGCACGTTATACGCACATCTTCAAAATCTATTGCACCGTCTATCTCATATTCAGGCATTACTTTATTCACGTATTCGCAAAACTCCTTAAATCTGATAGGATGTAATGTAATTCTATTAACAGGCGTTATTGTTTTTTCATAATGATTAATACACGCTGTCACCATGTCAACTATCATAACGCCTGTTGGTCTATATCCTGTTTTAGTCCTCATCTAATACGCTTAAATGGTTTTCAATTCTTTTTGATGAATACATACTATATTTATTTCTCAATGTTTTATTAAGCAATAATTCTTTTTTTTGCGCACCGCTAATGTTATTATAAAAATCGTATGAATTATATTTTTTCATCTTTAACGCCCTGCTTATAGTCACACCCTCTTTTACTTTTGCTAAAACAAAATTAAATACATCTTGAAAGTTTTCTTTATTTTCCATTGTTAATCATTTTCAGGTATTTCAAGCCCAAAATTATTTTCCGCTAAATCTTTAAACTCTTTGTCAACACTAAAATACGGATGTTTCTCCGAAAATACAACACCTTTTTTACCACTATTCATTTTAAATGCTGACTGCATTTCTTCATTAGGTGCTTTTGTTAGTTGTTTAACATCGCTTTCACTTGTTATTGTTGCCGTTTCGTCTTCTTGAGTAACCAAACAACGGCAATTAAAATGATTTAAAGGCATGAATGTATTCCAAAAAGGGTCATTAATAGGTAAACATATACCGTCTAATGGAGCGCAAATGTCACTTGTATTAGCGTCAATGACAGCCGAATACTTTAAATTAGGCAATACATCTTTATTTTTTTCAAACTGATTCCATGCCACCGCATTTTGAGCCTGTCCATAAGCAGTATCATATTCTGTACGTAACCAATTTTTATTATATTGTTCATCTAATGACAACATATCTTGTTTAAACTCTTTAAATGGCTTTATTTCACCTTTATCATTTACTAACGCACCTTTAAAATCCAATACTTCATTGAATGTTTTTGCAGCCGAAAACATATACACGTTTTCACGCAATTCTATTAGTAATTCTAAATCTTTAGCATCAAATTTAACTAAAGTATCAACATTCTTTTTTAAGTCGCTAAAATCAATTCCAAACCCTTTATAAACGCCTTCTTTTAACCTATCTGCAATTGCAAAATATAGATTTTCAGGTAAATTATACTCGGTTATTACACCTGTAAAAATACCCTCTATTAAAGCGTCCATTTCTTTATCGTTTAGCATAAAAAACTTTCAATTTTGCTTTTGTTTTATCGCTTAATTTATTCATAGGCACGTTTGGCATAGCTTGCATATTTACATATACAGGTATTCCTGTTTCTTCAGTAAAATACTGCTCATCAATTCCTAATCCTGCATTTTTTAAATTAACAGCAACAGCACTTAACTTCGTTGCATACTCAACCGCTTTATTTTTTACTTGTTCAGTTTCTGCGTTATTGGAAAACTTGAAAGTAACTTCAGGTATAGCAAAGCCTAAATTTCTCAACTTAGGAATTATCTGTGAGTTGACAATATTCTCAATATACTTGCCGTCATTTGTCTGTTTATCCTGTAATGCCTTGTAAATAGGATTATCTTCACCTTGAGATGCACCTAATTTACCTGATGTGCTATCTAGTGCGTCTGCATGCCCTAATATAATTTTACTTATGTACTGTTGGCATCTTTTTTCTAAGTTATCGTAACCCTGAAACCCTGTACCACCTAAAGACGATTCTAAGAACTCAATAGTATCTGTATTATCAACTATTGCCCATCCGCTTGAACCCATGTCTTTCAACGCCTGTGCAAGTTCTGCTCTTTCGTTTTCCTCTGTTTTAGTTGTCTTACCTATTCTGTATGGTTGCGCAAACAACTCTACAAAATCGCCATTATAACCTAAGACGTTACGTAAAAATATCTCATAAACAGCTACCTTATAAAGCAACCCTATTCCGCAATTACTTACACCTGTTTCACTTGGTGTCGTTACCCAAATATGCCAGCCTTTATATTCATCACTTAGAAAATCTTGTCCATTGATTGAGTATTCTAAAGACGTTACATTGTGTCGGTCAGGTGATATATTCCATCGTCTTACAAATGTCACCTCTTTAAATTCTCCATTTTCTATGTCACCTAAAGACACCAACGTATAACCGTAATATATAGCATCTAAACAATAGCCTAAAGTATCATGAAACCATTTTTTATCAAAGAATTTTTCCATGTCTTCATTACGGCTACCGTCTGAATTGTAAAAGCAAAAATCTCTCAGTAACGTTAAATCTTTACGCCTGTCTATACAAGCTGAAACGTGACCGTTTAAAGCCGTATCAATGTATAGTCGTTGTAATTTAACACGGTGCGGATACCATGCGTTTTCAGCCTCTTTAACAGCCTCACGCCACGACATAACATCTTGACGCATCCTTTGAAATTGCACATTAGATATGTAAGTAGATAGATTTTTTGGATTCTGCTTTTTTATAGAACCAAACAAACCTTGACTACCTATGTAATTTATTGCCTTAGAAAATACGTTTGCCATTAGTAATTATTTATTGATTTTGTGTTACCACCGTAACGAATACGACTGCCCGACTTAGGTTGAATTAACGGCAATCGTAGAGTTATCTCTCCACGTGCTGCCATTGTTAAATCAGTTATTGCCTTAGTGTATGCGTTAATAATTCTATCAGGTATATTTCGTGGTGCTATTGATTGATGTGCGTAAAATAGAACTATACTAATCATCGTTGACAGCATAAATTGATTTCTATTGTCGCCTTTTTTCCAATATGTTGTATTTGTTATTGATGTATTTGATGGAACTGTGTACTCGCTTACATTCGGAGTCCACGCATTTGCACCATTTATAGGGTCGTCAGGAAATACATTTTGTAAAGGCAAATTGCTATAATTTCCGTATTGCAATTGCGTATTTTGTCCTAAAATAATCGTTTCTTGTTTACACGTGTAAATTCTATTTTTCCAAAATACTTGGTCGCCAACTTTGTAATAATTGTAAACGTTAAATAAAGGTTTTGGGTATATAGCATAGAATGTATCGTATCTGTCGCCTAATAATGTCCATTTTGATGCGTCAAAAGTACCTGTCGTTGCGCCTGTACAAATATATACTTGGTTGTTGTATAGTGTGAGTGAATTGATTGTATAACTATTTGTTGTTACATAAGTGTCTGCATCTAAATATACTCTATTTGATGCATAGTAAGTTAAACCTCGCATCCACTCAGACGTATCGGTAAACTCGCTATCAACTTCATATTTTTGCACTAAATGTGCAATAGCTTCTTCTTGAGCTATCCGTTCACATTTATTTAAAATCTCGTCACTATTTTGAATAACCTGATTTAAGTTGGTGACTTGAATTTTTGATATGTAGTCATTCTTTATTAAATACATTATGTTTCTTTGTGTAAATGTAAGTATATTTGATTAAATATAAAAAAATGTGTGCTACTTTAGTAAGTGTTTTTTGATGTGTTTTTGCCGAGTGAAATTCTATGAGACTTTCCGCCTTGTAAATATCTTTGATATTCATTTGCAAATGCTACTGTTATGATATATCTTTTTGCATCCGATGGGTGACCAAATTCTTCATAGCTAACTTTTGTTATAGGGTGAGTTTTCTTTGTTTTCTTTAAAGTACCGTCACTATCCTCTAATGCATACTGGTAATCATGAATTGATTTTTTGCATTTAGGGTCTATTATTATAACTATACCACCTTCATTTCGTGCGTAAATTTCATTTATAAAACTACCTGACTGAACTATTGAAGGATTGACTGATTGTAATCTTAATGAAGGTTTATAATCAGATAATAAATTTACTATATCGGTAAAAAAATTCTCTCCTTTTTCTTTTTTTGTGTCTTCTTTCCACGAAGTACGGTCGCCGTAAATGTAAAGTCCTTTCACTCTATCTTGCGGGTAACGCTTTCTAAATTCAGCACAAACGTGTTTTAACCGATTGCGAGGGTCTTCTAAACATATTTCATCTATCTGTTTAGCTTCTTTGCCTTTTAATTGCCAAATAAGACACGTTAAGTAAGGGTTTACGTTTTCATCTAATGAAATGTGAATAGGCAATGATTCTTCCCATAAACACTCCTTAACGTGCAATGTTGTGTTAAAGTCTTTCCAAAACTCACCACCTGTGCGTATTTTGCCCCAATTACCTAAAGCATATATTGAGTAATATGCGAAATCTCTTATTTTATCTTGTTCAAAATCATCAATTGTGTGTTGGTCAACAAAACCGCCAACTTTTATTCCGTTTCTCCATTTTCCAACAACCCAATAATTATCATTATAATTTACTTTTAATACAATGGTATTTTTTTTGTCATTAATCCATTTGCCTGTTATTTTCCAATCTTCTATATTTTTACCTCGCTCAATTGCTTCATGTTCGGTGTTTATTTCACTTAAAACTTCTTTGTCAAATATATTTACCTTAATCCAATGTTCTTCACTAATAGGATTGAATATACCAACTATCTGTTGCCCCTTACGACCCCTTAAACGCTTTCTTATTTGCTTTAAATCAACTTCATCAAATTGGCTTATTTCTTCTAAAATAACACGTTTAAAATTAGAAATACCTTTAATTTTCTCGCTATCATCTAACCCACGAAAACGTGTGTAAGAACCTGTGATGCATTTTATTAAGTTTTGCTGACATACAAATAAATTATTTAACCCCCAATCTGAAATAATACCTTTAAAATCTGAATATATTGAGTCTTTAATGTCGGTTGAATATTTACGTAAAACAAGGGTGTTATTATCAGTACCCTGCAACATGTCTATCAATGTAGCTTGTGCGGTAGTATATGATTTGGCCCCCGAAGAACCTCCATATTCCCAAATATAACGTATTGACTCGTTATTAAATGCATCTTGTATATGCCAAAATACATTATTAAATAAGTCAGGATTAAAATTAATCTTGTTCTTTTGTGAATCCAACATTAAAGCCTGTTATTTTTTCACCCCCTGTTGTTACGTCTGTTTTTTCAGTTAATCCATTTAGTCGCTGTGTGATACTTGGGTTGTAGATACCAGCCATACCACCGTTTATTTGGTCTTTACGGCATTTTCTCCTAATCGCGCGACAGATAGTGGTATATTCAGTATATCTGCCATCTTTATTGCTAAAATAGTCACCTAAATCGTTTATAATGCCTAACTCAAAAAGATAATCTTCAAATGAGTCAACTGTCAATGGAACTTCTTTTTTCCTTCTTACTAATTCAGCATCCTTTCCTACGTAATCTTCTACTATAATAGGATTGTTTTTTGTGTATTTTTCATACTCTTTAAACAACTCCCATAACCTTTCAGGTGTTTCTATGTATTTCTGCTTCGCCATTGTAACTCAAATTTACTAAAAATTATCTATTCGGCAATTATTTATTCTTTTTGATAACTTTTTACTGATTTTTATACTCAAATTCTATTTTTATAAGAAACGGCATCAATTTAACTTTTACTTCTT